AAGCAATTTGACAATGATATTTTCCTAAATGGTTTTGAAAAAACCAAAGCGGGCGGGCAAAAATAAATAAATATTGTGCCTAACTAGTGTATAAATACACTTTTATAATTAATTGATTATCAATAGCAATATTTATCATAATTAACTTTAAAATGAATTTATTAGAAGACATATTGAACCAGGTTAATTCTAAACTTAAGAAAGACAAGATTACTAACAAAGAATTAGCATCAAGAATGGAATGTAAAGAATCCTATATTTCTAATCTATTAAATGGTAAAAATAGAAATCCAAAGATTGAAACTTTGATAAATTTAATTCATTGTTCCGGATTATCTTTTAATAATATCTTTTTAGTTGAAAATAAAATTTGATTTGTCATTTATTTTTTATAAATTTGCTTAGTGGATTTTCTCATAGCATGGTTTTAGTTTAAGTTTAGCAGGGAGTGAATAACTTGCTCCCTGTTTTTTTAAAAAACCGAAATGGATGACGCAAAAACACAAGCAATAAACGACATGATAGATGAAGGAATAAAAATTTTGGATGAGATACTAGCTATTGAATTAGATGAAACTATAATTTTTGGAGAATACTAAACTAATGGAGATCCTAATTAAATTTTTTGCAGTTATAGGATTAATCGAAACCGTTTTAGGAGTTGCGATATTTGCCTGGCTGTATTTTTTATATAATAATAAAGATGGAAACACTCCCTAAGAAAGTTAGAAAAATTACAATTTCCCCCCTTCGCAGCAAAATATAGGGGTAATGGAGTCTATGAAATAAGTTTATTAAATAAGGAATAATGGCGAGACATATTAAACATACATTTACAGTATCTGAATTAAAGGCATATAAATTAATGACACAACAAAATATGATTACTACGGACTTGTCTTTTAATGATATGCGAGATGAAATAAGCAATTTTATGTTATTAGCTGAAAAAATAAAAAACGAAAGAGCAATTGTTTCAATGCAAAAATAAATCAATTAACTAATGAACTTTACTTTTAAAATAAATAAAGACAAATTAATTGAAGACAACTTCAGAAAATTAACCAATCAATTATGGAATGTAGCATGCTTTTTAATTGATAGATATAATATTGATTGTTATTGTTGTACTTATACGCAATGTGAAGATAAAATAATAATTCATTTTAACTAATGGCGACAAAAGATAATATATTAACATCAGAACTTAAATCTTCTATATGTGCGGCTATAGCACAGAGAGAATATAATAAACTGTCTGAATCTGAAAAGTTGGAAAAAATAAAATCATGGCAAAAAGCGGTAAACGACTCTATTGGTAAAAGATGGTATGTTAAAAATAAGGAATAATGGCAGCAACTAAAGGAATATGTTAAAGAATCAATCAAATAAAAGAAAAAGTAAACATGATTTATTAAGTCAACATAATAAGCAGGAATCCAATTTTAAAAATCAATCAATATCAATAAACCCTAGAAATATATCATTTAGCAAATTACTACGCATATCAGATTTTAATCAATTACCTAAAAAAAATGATCAAATAAGAATAATAACAAAAAAATTAATTAATTCATTTGATTTTATATTATCAATCCTGGATAATGAAGATATTATAGAATTATATTTAACATCTTATAGAATAGGGAAAAAAACAGTAATACAACTAAGTGATTTAATAAATACTAATAGAATAAAAAACTTAACAATATTAATAAATGATGGATTTCCTAAATTTGCGCCAGATGTATGGAATAATTTAACTGTTTTAAATGCTAATATAAAATTAGACAATAATCATACTAAGATATTTTTAATAAAAACAAAAGATAACAATTATACAATAGAAGGATCAGGAAACTTATCAATAAATGCAAGAATAGAACAATATATTATTGATAATAATAAACAAATATATAGTTTTCATAAAAATTGGATAGATAAAATATAATGCCTAAAACAAAAACATCATTTAAGAAAGGTAATAAAGTTGCAGAAAAATGGACTTTGGATGAAGTTATGAAATTAGGCAATGATTTAATTAATTGGATGAAGGCTAAAGATGAAAATGATAATGATAAGGGAAATATATTTTATGAAGATTTTTTGTGTATTGAAAATGATTATTATGAAGAATTAATAAGTTACTTATGTGATAAATTTGAGCCGTTTTTAAAGTTAATAAAAAAGGCAAAGAAAATACAAGAGTTAAAACTAATTAAATTTGGAATTGCAGATAGATTACAACCGACAATGACAATATTTGTATTAAAAAATCATCATAATTATAAAGATAAGTCAGAAATTGAACAAACAGTTAAAGCAACTATACTAGAATTACCTAAAAATTTTGATCCAAGTAAACCGCCTAAGTAATGGCTCAATACATTACAAAAAATTTTCATGCTTTAAAATATGCTTATCATAATTCTCAATTTAACGGAATAGTTTTAGAGGGTGGAAGTCGATCAAGAAAGACATGGTCAGCCATTGAGTTTATTATAGATTATTGTCAAAACAATACGGGATCAACGATTAATATAGTTAAAGAAACTTTTGCCTCTTTTAAAACAACCCTATATGATGATTTTAAACGTATCTTTCAAATATATGGTATTAACACACCTTTCGATTATGCTCAGGAAATAAAATCATTTAATCTTTTAGGCAATAAGATTAACTTATTAGGTACTGATAAAGTAAGTAAAACTCATGGTATCGGATCAGATATATTTTGGGTAAATGAAGGGCTTGAAATTAGTCAAGATTTTTTTGATCAATTTGAACAAAGATGTAGAGAATTTTGGATTATAGATTATAATCCTTACTTTACTCAGCATTGGATTTATGATAAAATATTAAACAGACCAGACGTATATCATTATATTACTACATTATTAGACAATCCTTATGTTTCAGAAAACGAAAAGCGCAAAATATTAAGTTATAATCCTGATAATCTTGAAAATATAAAAAATGGCACTGCTGATGACTTTATGTGGAAAGTATATGGGTTAGGTCAACGAGGAGAAAGAGAAGGATTGATTCATAAAAATGTAACTTATATTGATAAGTTCCCTGATATTGATTATTGGTATGGATTAGATTTTGGATTTACTGTTGATCCGAGTGCATTAGTTAAGATAGGAATGAATAATACTATTGTTGATGAAATTAAACATAAAAACATTTATTTCGAATTGCTTTGCTATGAACCGACCGAAACACCTGAATTATTAGATGCTTATATGGAAACAATAGGAATAGAAAAAATTAAGCCAATTACAGCAGATAGCGCAGATAAATATTCTAATGAAAAAGGGACTATTGAAATGGTAAGGGATTTAAAGAAAAAGAATTGGAAAATATCGAAGGTAAGTAAAACAAAAACTGTTATATACTGGATTGGAAAGATGAATGAATATCATATTTATATAATAAAGAATAATCTTGTTAATTTTGCTAGAAAAGAACAGGAGAGTTATAGATGGAAAATGATAAACGGGATTAAAATAAATCAACCGATTGACGAATTTGATCACTTTTGGAATGCTGCCAGATATGGCTTTATGGCCTCATTTAAACCAGGTTCTTTTGTTGTAAAGCATAACTAATTTATATTCATTTTTGTGGAATGAAAAAAATAATAACTTATCAATGGTATATATCAGATAATTGAAATAAATTTATTGAAATTCCAGGAGCTACAAATAGCAGTTATACTGTAAGTAAGGGAGATGAAAATTGTTTATTAAACGTCAAATAAAAAATGATATGAAAAAGAAAAGTTATACATTACATTCTGTTAATAAAGCTAATGAGCCTAAAGATGAAATAGTAATTGATGTATCAAATAAAAAAGAACCAACTCATAATGAATTTCTAAACAACTTAATCAAAATAGATACTAAATATGAGAAAGCAAAAGATATACTAGACAAGACTTATGAAAAGCATGAACATAGAATGGCTGAATATCCATGCCATGATACTAAAAATATGGTACTAGATGCAATAAAAACGGCCTTAGATACGAGCAAAAATATAATTGATTACAATGAATAT